ACGGCGAAGGCCACGTCCGCCTCGGGGGGCGGGGGCAGATAGGACTGAGCGAGGCGAGACTCCGCGACGACCACCTTCGGCTTGTCGGCGTTCTTCTCGATGGCCACGAGGGCAGCGCCTACGCGGTGATCCGTCTTGTCGAGGTCTTTGCCTAGGGTCTGGACGGCGTCAGGCTTCGTCGGGGCCGGAGGCTGGACGGGCAGGGGAGCGTCGGCGGGCTTGGACTTGCACCCAGCCAGGGCCACGAGGGCGATGACTAGGAGCAAGCGCACGGCCTTACTTGCCCTTGAGGGCGTCGAGGATGGACTTACCCTTGGCTTCCAGTTCGGACGCCTTGGCGGCGTGCTTGCGGAAGACGAGAGCACCGGTCACCAGACCAGCGAGGAACGAGAGGATTGCGATAATCATTTGAGGATGTCGGGGTGAAAGTCTTTGAGGGAGGCCACGTCGTCGGGCAGGGCAACCTTGGTCACGTCGCGGAGGGCTTGCTTCTCAGCCACGATGCGGGCCTGTTCGGCGGTGTCGCCTTGCTCGACAGCCCGCATAAAGGCGAGGTCGAGGGCGGCGAGTTTAGGCGCACGCTCGGCCCGGAGTTGGTCGAGCTTGATGGCCTTTGCTTTGTCGATGTTGATGCGGATACTCATTCGGCTGAGAACTCCCAGGCGTTGCGGAAGGTTCGGTCTTCGGGGATGTCGGTGGCCTCGACGATGCGGAAGGGGACGCCAGCGGGGACGTCCTTAGCCGCAATCTGCTCGGCGGTCAGGCCGCAGTCGGGAGCCGGGATGATGATGGCGACGCCGCCTTCAGGGGTCGGGTAGATGATGCGGGGGTTGTTCATCGGGTGAAGATGGCGCTGATAAAGGCCTTGTCCATAGTTGCAGCCGAGTTTGCTCCGCTGTAAAAAGAAAAACGACAACTTCCTGCAAGGTAAGTCGCAGCCGCAGAGGTGTTGGGTTGGCCGTAAAACCCAACGCCGTGCTGTTGGTTGACTTCAAAGGAGAAACCAAGTGCCGTTGCATAATTTGCGTCGGCCATGGCAGTGGTGAAGTTCACGGTGTAATCGCCGACGCCGTTGTCCGTGATGCTTGTCACATTCATCGACGCTCGGATGGCGACCGTGCCAGTGCCGTTAAAGTTCACCCACGCCTTGACCGTGTTCAGCTGATGCGTGCCGCCGTTGACGCGGGCGTTCAGGGCGTTCGTCGTGCTGTTCAGCCACACGTCACCGTTAGCCAGGGATGACGGATCGCCAGCGACTGGGCCGACGTTCAGGCCAGCGGTCGTCGAGGAGTGGCTGACGGTCTGCTTGGCTCCAGCCGAGAAGGTGTTCGACGTGCCGATGTTCGGGATGCTCTGCGTGCCACCGTTGCGGCGCCATTGGATGTTACCCGTGGTCGTCCAGATGTCTCCGTTGACGGGAGTCGTGGGGGCCGTGCCGTGGGGCAGGTTCATGCCAGCCCCGCCAGTAGCCGAGGCAACAGTGTTGACCTTGCCGGTGAAGGTCGCACCAGCGAGCAGGGCGTAGTCGGCGGCGGCAGCCGTAGCCATCGTGCCGAGGCCAGAGATGTCCGTATTGGACAGGGTGACCGCACCAGTCCGTCCCGCAACCGAGGTCACAGGGGCCGAGGTCAGGTATCCGGCAGGGTTGGACGACAGCGGGTAGTAAAGACCGTTGGCAACCGTGGTGGTAGAGTAGTCCGCAGCCGTGGCCGTGGCCATCGTGCCAAGGCCGGAGATGTCGGTATTCGCCAGCGTGATGGCCCCAGTGCGTCCAGCGACGGAGGTGACGGGGGCGGAGGTAAGGAAGCCGGAGGGGTTACCCGTCAGAGGATAGTAAGTCGTCGCGGCGGTGGCCGTGCTTAACTTCGCATCCAGAGCACCCTGCAAGTCGGTCTGCGAGCTGAGCGTGCCGGTGATGCTACCCCAAGTCGCACCAGAACTAGCGTTAGCCAGGACGAAGGCGGTAGTCGCGATCTGCGTGGTGTTCGTGCCCAGCGTAGCGGTCGGGGCGGTCGGAGTTCCCGTAAGGGCCGGGCTAGCGAGGTTAGCCTTCAGGTTGTCAGCCGTCGTGACAAAGGCCGTCGTCGCCAGTTTTAGGGACGAATCGCCGGCAGACTGGGTGACACCGTTCGTGATGCCCTGGAGCGTGGTCGTCGAAGTGCCGGTGGTCGAACCGATGGCGATGTTGGTCGTGCTTCCAGCCACGCCAGCCGTGCCGATGTTGACGGCCTTGGTCGCACCAGAGATGGTCGCACCAGTGCCGACGTTGATAGTGCCAGCCGCCGTCGAGTTGCCGAGGGTCTGGTTGGGGTTGGAGAAGACGGACGCGTCGTTATAATTGGCGTAGGTTTTGGTGAACCCGTTCTGCCGCATGAACAGGCCGGTGGTCGTTGTCCAGATGTCGCCGTTTACCGGGGTGGTCGGAGCGGCTCCGTGCGGGACGTTAAAGCCAGCCGATGCCGCGACCGCAGGGATGGTGTTAATCTTCCCGTTCTGGTCGATGGCGACGAAGGTCGTATCCGCAGCCTGGTCGTGCAGGGTCAGGATGTTGCCCGTGCCAGCCTGCTCGATGAAGAGCGCCGCGCTGGTCGAGTTCGACGTGATCGTCACGTTGCCAGTCAGGGCGGGGCTTGCCTTGGGGGCGTAGGAAGACATCCCGGAGATGGTCTGGTACGTCGATGCCGCCGTGGCCGCAGTGATGCCCGCCGAGGTCTGCGTAGTCGTATCCGAAAAAGTTAGGCCAGCCGAAGGCAAGATGACGCCGTCAAGCCTGAAGGCTGCGACCTGTGCAAAGGTGATTCCATCGCGGATGTCTATGCCGTTGTTATCTAGGAATACGTTGTTTGGGTGAATGCCCCCATCGTTAATCGTGATAGCGTTACCGGAATTAACTTCGATATTTCCAAAAGTGTTATTGCCAAGGGATCGGTAAGTGCTGGCGGCGGTAGCCGAAGTCAGCAGGCCCAACGCGCTGTAGGTCTTGTTCTTCCAGAGGTCGGTCGAGGACTCGTAAGCCAGGAGGTCGTTGTTGGCTTTGCTGGCGATCGCGACGTCGTGCAGCTCGTCGAGCTCGTAGCCGTTCTGGACAGCCACGAGGATAGTCCCGAGGGTCGGATGCGAGCGGATGACGATGCCGACGTAGACGAGGTGCTGGGGGGCGGACGGCTTGGTGGTCGTCCAAGAGCCAGCCACCGTCGGGGACAGATACAGTTGCACGCCTTCGGTCAGGGCGGACGTGTCGATGTTCTCCAGTTCCCCGCGCACGATGACGTAGCCCGTGCCGTTGTTGGCGATGGCCGTCTTGACGAAGCCGATGGTCTGGGCGGAGTTCGCGTCGTTGTTAGCCTGGGCCAGCGTGATCAGGGGCTTGTTGCCCGTGGCGCCGGAGATGTAGACGATGGAGCCGGCGGCGATGGTCGAGCCGGACTGGTTGCGGACTTCGACCTCGAGGTTGCGGGCGACCGCCGTGCCGCCAGCGAGGGCGGACTGCACGAAGGCCGTGGTCGCGATGGAGGTATCGTTATCCCCGAAAGCAGGGGTGACCGCCCGGGCGTCTCCCGTGAAGACTGGGGAGGCAAGCGGGGCGTAAGCCGACAGGTCAATCGTCAGGTTCCCCGAAGTGACCGACAGGGGCGAAGAGACGCTGGTGATGTAGGACGAGGTCGCCGTGACGACATCCCAAGCGCCGTTCTTGCGGGCATACTGCGAACCATCCGAAGGGGCGTCGTTGACGACAGCCAGGGAACCGAGGCCGAGATTGGTCCGGGCGGTGCTAGTCGAGGCCAGCCCTGCCAGATTCCCGGCCTTGGACAGGTAGTCCGACATACCCGACAGGGTCTGGTAGGTGGACGCGGCGGTCGCGGTCGTCAGGTAAGACGACATCCCCGCAAGGGTCTGGTAGGTCGAGGCCGCCGTGGCCGAGGTCAGGTAGGCCGAAAGGTCGACGGAGAGATTGCCGGACGTGACGGAGAGAGGGGACGAGACGCTCGAGATGTAGGCCGAGGGGATGCCCGTGAAGGCGGTCGTCTGGACGGACGCGTCAGGGAAAGTGATACCGACGGACGGCTGGATCGTGAAAGACCCGGACGATACATGGGTCAGTGAGAGGGATGTCGGCGTGAGGTTCGCGACGTTAGCGCCTGCACCCTGCACCGTGACGCCGGCGAAGGTCGGGGTGTCGAGCGAGCCGAGGCCGAGGTTAGCGCGGGCCGAAGAAGGCGACGCTACGGAGGCCAGATTGTCGGCCTTGGTCAGGTAGGGCGTAAGCGCTGAAGAAGTGATGTACCCTTGCGAGGTGACGAAGGACTCCGTCGCGTATCCTGATAGGCTGGCTGCCGTCAGGAAGCCCGAAGGGTTACCCGTGAGGGGGTAGTATCCAGCCGCCGCCGCCGAGGTCGTCAGATAGGAGGACATCCCCGCCAAGGTCTGGTAGGTCGAGGCCGCCGTGGCGCTGGTCAGGTAGGGCGTCAGCGCCGAAGCCGTGAGGAACGAAGAAGGGTTACCCGTCAGGGGATAGAATCCAGCGGTCACCCAAGACTCGGTTGCCAAGCCCGTCAGGTTGACCGTCACCCAGTCGGTCGCGTAGTCGGCGTTAGAGGTCTTCTGGAGGAACTGGCCTGAGGCACCGCCAGCAGGCAGGCCGATGCCAGCAGGGCCCGCAGGCCCAGGGACGCCGACGGAACCCGTCAGGGTGCCAGGGACGATGCCCGAGATGGTGCCCGAGATGGTGGACTGGTCAGCGGAGAATACCCCCGAGATGGTCCCGAAGGTCGAAGCCGTCGAGGTGATCGTCGCGTCGGGCATGGCTTAGACGGTGACGGAGTCGATGACGTTGACGCGGAAGAGTTCGGTGCGCGAGATGGTCGAGCCCGGGAAGACGAACTTGATGTCCCACTTGCCGAGGCCGATCGCCCAGTCAGCGGTCGAGCCCGGGTAGGTCACCGTAAAGGACAGGCCGTCTCCGGCCTTGGTGATCGTCATCGCGTAGACGTTGTTCTGGCGGTCTTCGAGGGACGAGCTGATGGTCGTGGCAAGGAGGTTGGCCGGACCCGTCGCCCCGGGCGTCCAGGTAAAGGTGCAGGCGAAGGTGTTACCCTGCGAGACGGTTACTTGATTAGTGCAGCTCATCGGGTCTTAACCTTGCCCCGATTGGAAGGGGGGGGTCAGTCGTTGGACTCGATATCGGAAATGAAGACCTCGACCAGCTCGTAGTTGGTTCCGTCTATCGAGCCATAAGGGCCGGGGGTCGTCTCATTGTCAGGCAGGGTATAGGTTGCGATGGCGTTGGCTGGCTTGATGAAGTCGTTAAGGTTAAAACCCGAACTACAGAAGTTCTCGTCTGTTCCAGTAACAGACGTAGTATATGATGAATAAACGCCTTCTTCAGTCGGAGGAACAATTACAGGCGGGTCTGTATCTGGGACAAAGTATCCGCCTGTGTAGTTTAATGTCGAGATGCGGAATGTGATCGTGTGCTGCCTACGGAAGTAAAGAGGGTGGTTGAAAAATAAGAAGACATAGAAGATGCGAGGTGTCGCTGAAAAGTCCTGATACCATTCATCGTCGATAGAATCGTAGGTAAGGTTTTGGTAAACAAATATTCCCGAGTTAGCAGAAGCGCTTGAAGTTGGTTGATAATTTAAGGGTGGGGTCACTTCTTGGTATTGCTGCATAGCCACTCCGCACTTCGCGGCAAGCATAGCCGGTGCAGATGGAATCGGAGTAGTAGACGGAGGGACCGGCGCTATCTCTGCCCGGAACTGATCCATTTCCAAAGAAGAGCCGACGACATATTCTTCGGGTGGGTTCGGGGTATATTCATAGGCGCTTAACTGAAAATCACTACCTCCCGCAAACGGATGTTCTGGAGCAAGTTTCCCCGGGTAACTACTCAGCGGTGGTAGTTTAGTATATATCCCGTCGGAGCGCTCAGGAGCTTTAAGTGAAAAGTATCCGATATGGAAAGAGTATGTAATGCCACTATTTGGGCTTGGGACGCGCAGCTCCCAGGTTCTAATTACGTCCCCCTTGGGATCTACGCTCACCTCCTCTTTGGGGTTAGTTCCTGCCGTTGAGGTAAGAGGGTATTGGCTGCGCAGGTAGGTCAGCCCAAGGTATGTTACAGAAGCACCGGGAAAGTAGCTCGTTCCTGAATTCCACTCAGCCATGGCTTAGACGCGAGTCCACCACCAGGTCGCCGTGTTGGCTCCGGCCTTCAGGCGGTTGACGGCAAGGTTGCTTGGCTCGACCAAGCGTAGCATTGTGAGGACGGTTACACCTTCCACGATGGTCTGGTTGACGCGAGCCAGTGGATAAAACGATTCGGTGTTAGTGTCATCGGGGGGCGTGGCTCCTGCTTCAAATACGATGGTCGCCGTGCGCGGGAAGAACTTGCCAGCCTCGTAGGTACACTTCACGCAGATAAATCCCGCACCCGTAGCCGTAATCGTCGGAGGGGTGGCCGCGTCGATGTAGATGTTATTAAGCTTAGGGATGTATCGGTTGACCGTGCCAGGGGTGACGCTGACCTTGTTGTCGTCCAGCTGCGGATTAAGCGGGGGGATTGTTCCGCTGTCCTCAGGGAAGGGGTCACCGATGTCCAATGACGCCCCGTAACCGCTGGAGCTGAATCCGTAACCGCCGCCGGGTTGGATGATCATGTTGCGACGGTGTAGACTTCGGCAGGGTAGCCTTCGCGGCTGAACCGGACCTCGTAGTTAATCTTTACGATCTTGGGGTTAGCTCCGGCCGGCACGCAGTAATCCTCGAATGAAGCCTGCGAAAGCATGATGGTGTTACGCGCAGCGCCTTTCAGGGTAACTGTCCAGGTGGTGCCGAGATGGTCGGGCAGGAGTTTGATTCCGCTGAAAGAGTTAGTCCCGGAAGTCTTGCCGACGGCGTCGCGAATCTTGGGGATGTTGGCAAGATTGCTTGTGTAAATCGTGCCGGAGAAGGACGTGATCGGGGAAAGGTAGTGGGTCTTGCCGTAGAAGTATTGCTTGGCAGGGGTGGTCGAATCCTTGAAGCCAATGAAACCGCCGGCGTTCGTGGCCGTGCCTTTGAAGGTAGCCCCGAAGACACCGCCGATTTTTTCTCCTGGGGTAGAGGAATCCGTGAAGACCGTGCCCGTCCCGGCGATGGCCGTCGTGAAGGGCGAGGTCGGACCGAAGAAGTTAGGGTGGGTCGTGATATGCTCGGACGTCAGGCCGTGCGATGCGGTCACGTTGGGATTGGTCGTGTTTCCTACGGTACTGTCGATGCCGACATATTCCGCTTCGATGGTATCCATTTCAAGCGCACCCTTGGCGAGGGTGAACTTGTGCACAAAGAAGTCGGTGTATTCGGGGTGGACCTGCCCGGTCGTGACCGCAGCACCGCCCGCAGCCCTGTCGACGATGTAGGTCGCGCGAGCCGTCATCAGGCCGTAGCCGTCGTTGGTGTACGATCCGCCCGGCTGGACGAACTTGGTCGTGAGGGCGTTGCCGTTTTTGACGAGAGCCATGGTTATTTTTTCTTAGTTAGAAGGGCGGCGCGGGAAGGCGAGGCGTTGGCGGGAGTGCTAGGCGTTGCGCCTGAAGCGGTGACGTCCTTGTAGGTCGCGGCATAGCCGAACTGCGCGGCGATGATTTCGAGCTGAGAGAGGGAAGCGCGGGCGATGGCCTGCTGCTCTTGGAGGGCCGTCACGACCGGGTTGGCCCCGACGCCGATCACGTTGCCGGTGACTGAGCCAGGGATGGTCGGGCTGTCCTTTGCAACGGTCGTAGGGGTCTTAATCTTGGCGGCCTCTTCCTCTTTCTTGATGCGGTCGGCGGCTTCCTTCTGCTTGCGTTGGGTGTCTTCCCATTGGGCAGCGGCCTTGCCTTCTGGCGATTGGGACCAGATGTCGAAGGCACGTTTCTGCACGTCTTCCTGCTTCGACATATTGGTCGTGAACAGGGGGTTGATAAGATAGTTGCCTAGGTTTTCGCTGATCAGTTCCCTGCGCAGTTTCTTGCCTTCTTCGGTCTGGGTAAGGAATTGCTTGGTGACTTCAGCTCGTCCGGCCTTCGCCGATTCACTTTCCCTTTCCCGCTCTTGACGTTCCTTGAAGAAGGCAGCCATTCGTTTCTCGTGAGATGAGACGAACATACTGTCTCCCTTGGCCATGAGGTCCAAGCCTTCCTGAGCCTTGCGCCTAGCGTCTTCGATGGCTCCGCTGATGAAACTGATGGTGCCCTGAAGAAGGACCATCGGGGCCGCAAAGCCTAGGAAGATATCTTTGAAGCTAGTCGAAAACTTCTTCTGGATGTCCTCGACCTGCTTGGAGAAAGAGACGGTGGCGGACTTGGCCTTGTCCATCGCCTGCGGGACGTCGGACGTGGTCTTGATATTGACTGTCAGGTCTTGAGCCATGTCAGGGGGTGCTTTCCTTTGCCGGATTGGAAGCAGCCGCGGCGGCGGCATCCTTGGCTTCCTCCTCGGCCATGAAGGCTTCCTCCTCGGGCGACATGATCGACACGTCGGCACCCTTGCGGATAGCCAGGGCGGAGTTAAGCCAGATGGCCTGACACTCCGGCATCTCCCAAGCGCGCTGTTCGGGCACCCCTGACGCAATTAAATTGGCCACAATGGATAGCGGCCAAGGCACCCCCTTGTCGCCGCCCCCTGACTTGGTCTTGGTCTGCTCCCAGAACTTGGGCCAGTCGTCGACCAGAATGTAACCAGCAAAGGCTTTCAGCAGACCCTCGAACCTTTCTGAGTTACGGTTAAGCACGAGAATGCGTAGCTGGTCCCTCCAGCCAATGTCTCCCAAGGGTTCCTCGGCGCACACTTGGCAGGCGAAGATAAGGTCGGCAGGCGTGACTCGGCGGGAGCCGGTGACCAGCGGGGAGTCGAAGGCCATAAGTCGCACCCGGTACTTGAGGCACCACGGGTAAAGAGTTCGACCCAAGAACCCTTTGAGGGGAGCCGGGTCGATGTGAGCATTCAGGAAGCGGCGGTCCACTTCCTTGATGCTACCCCCTTTGCGGGGAAGTCAATTAGTAGGTGATGCCTTCGAAGTCTACCGCCGTGACGCTGACCGAAGTGAAGCCCTTGTTGGAGCCCTTGTCGTCGACCTTGGTCACCACCCCAGAGAAGGAAACCGAAGCGGAGCCGCCCGGATAGGCGGCGGCGGTGTTGACCGTGAAGGCCAAGGTGGCGCCGAGCTGAGGGACAGCGGTGGTCTTAGCGATTCCTTCGATGGTGATCTCGCTCTTGCGGTCGTCCAAGCGGTGGGTCTTGGTCAGGCCGGCTTCGTCGACCACCATGGCCTCGGCGTTGAACGAGGACGAGAGGCTGTAGCTCTGGACGAAAAGGTTAGAGACAGTACCGTTGATACCGTAGACGCAGGTTGTTCCGTTTGAGATGGCGGCCATTTGTAATTGCAGGCTTTGGAATTGGCTCAGGCGGGCAGGACCACCAGCACGTCGAACGAGAAGGAAGTCGCCCAGGAGCGCTCGTCGATGCCTTCGTCTTCGGACTGCATCGTGACGTCGTAACAGGCCGCGTCGGTCGAGGCTACGAAGGCCGCCTTGATGCTGGTAAGGTCACGCATATTGCCGGACAGGGCGGCGCAGCGGGCACGGTGATCGGCGAGGGTCGTGTCGTCGGCGTTCGAGAAGAGGGTGATGCGGACCGAGCAGCTGAAGTTGCCTTCGCCCTCGGGGAGGTCGGCAGGGCTGCGGGCGGACTCGCATAGGACCACGGCCTTGGGCAGGGTCTGGGTCGCGGCGCTGTCGCCCGTCAGGAAGGCTACGGTGGTCAGCCCGGTCTGGGTGGATAGGTAGGTGGCCAAGGTGGCCTCTACGATATGCCTAATGCTCTTCGTACCCATTGTACCTTTGCCCGCTTTGGGAGGTTAGACCTTATTCCGACGCTTCATGCGCTCGATGTAGCCTTTGAGGTCGCTGGCCATCTGCGTCTCGCGGTTAGCCAGGGCAAGGTTCAGGGCGTTGGCCTCGCTGGCAATGGAGTTCACATTGCCCATAAGGTTGCCGATGGTGATCATGTATTCCTTGCCCGTCTCGACGACGCGGGAGTAGCCGCCAGCCCCAGCGTGCCGGGCGATATAGGTCGCCTTGCGAAGGTCGGCGCCGAAGTTCCTAGGGCCGTTCTTGCCCGATGGCATTGGCAGGGTAAGCAGGGCCCGCAGCCAGCCAGCCTTTACGCGACCTACCTCGACCTGGCGGGTAGCCACGTAATCATCCAATGCCTTCTTGCTTTCGACGAGCTGACGCGGTTGGCCGATGCGCTGATTCCTTTTGATGCGTCCGCCGAACTTGCCCTTGATAGCGTTATGCTCGGCCTTGAGGTCTGTCACGGTGTCGAAGCCGTAGGTGTTGGACTTCGTGGGCACGCGGTTGAGGTAGTTCTTAGCCTTGAGGAAAGCCCGGGTGTGGTCGGGGTCATTGAGTATCTTCGTCATGATCGGCGAGATGCTCAGGGACTGGATGCTGGACTTGCGGACAATCTTGTCGAAGGTCGCCCGGTTGTTTGTCTTGGCCGCGTGGGACAAGCTGCGGAAGACCGCGGCCTTCTGGCTGTTCGGATTGCGGTCGCCGATAGCGATGAACATCTTGCGCGTGTCCCCGGCAATGGCTTCATTGCCAGCCGTCTCGGACTTCTTGGTAAGGCCACCGCCGCCGCCCTTGACCAAGGGCGGAGTGAAGCGGGCTAAGTCTTCGCAGATGAGCGCAGCCTGTTTCTTGGCCGTGTCCTTCTCAGCCATGCCGGTCTCAGCTGAGAGGCGCTGAAGCATGGCCATAAATGAGGCCATAGACTTCGGGTCAACGGATACCGTGACCATGGCCTTACTGGTTGTCGTCGATAACCAACAGCGTGATCCATGCCGACCCGGGCTTGTAGGTCTGGCTCGTGATGCGGACGGTCTTGCCGCCGGCCACGATTTTCTTCCCTTGGGCAAGGCTGGCGATGGGGACGCCACCCGACAGTAGGGCCGCCGATGCCCCAATAGACCCGTCTGGCTGGCTCCAGGAGGCCGTTACAGCGGGGAGCCTGACCGAGTACTGGGTCCTCTCCATATACCCCCCTGCTTCGAGCACGGTCGAGACGGCGGGGTCGGAGATGAGGCACGAGAAGGTGATGGCGCCAGAGTTGGCCGACCCGGCCACGCCGAAGTCCGCCACCATCTCTTTGGCGTCGTTGAGAAACTCGGTTCCGTAGAGGCTCATCCTATACTTGCCCGGATTGGTAGGGGGCACAAAAAAGGCCCCCATCGCTGGGAGCCTCGTTTGAACCTTGGACCGCTATTAGGCGGCGGTCTTGAGGCGGTGGAGGGAGGTCGCGCGACCGACAGCGGCACCGAAGAGCAGCGTGGCGGTAACGTTGTAGTAGCCGCTCTGCTCCTGGCCCATGAGGACCTGGACGCCGAGGCCGGTGTCGGCGTCGACAGCGTTGGCGACTTCGAAGCCCGGGATTTCGGACATCGGGAGGGCCGAGGCGACAGCGATGGCGTCAGCGCCGCACGAGAAGCCAGCGAGGCTTTCCGCGTTGGCAGGGAGGCTGTTCCACTGGTAGACCGAGGCGCCAGCGAGGGTGCCGATCTGGCCGGAGGTCAGGATGCCAGCACCGAGGACGGAGTTACCGATGATGGTGGCGTCGGCGAGAAGGCCGTTAGCGTAGGTCGGGTTCAGGATGAACGCGCGGGGTTCAGCGGCCTTGGCGGCGTCGAGCACGCCCTTGGAGGCGACGACTTCAGCGTAGGTCAGGCCAGCGCCGGTGTTCGTGCCAGAAGCGAAGTTCGCGACGGTGATGAGCGCGCCGATTTCAGCCAGGCACTTTTCAGCGAGGGCGTTGGCGGCGGTCGGGACGAAGGCGTTCGAGAGGAACTGGGCGCCATACATCTTGACGTCGAGGGGCGAGAAGCGGCTCGACA